TTGAAGCATAAGACGCAACAACACCTGTGTCTGAATAAGATAAATTGCCATAAGAAAATACGCCAATATTTGAACTTGATAATATATTTCCTGTGCCAACAAAAGAATTGGCTGTAACCGTGTTATCTGTTATGTTGTTACCAATAATGGTTACGTTGGAAAGAGTCAAGTTACCAATGCTATTTACAGTGCTGCCTAGAGCTACAGACGTGTTACCTAATGTTATTGAACTGTTAGCTAACTGGCTATTTGCAATACTACCTAGTGTTCCACCTAATGTGATATTTCCACTAGATGTTACGTTACCTGTAAGCGTAATACCGTTGACATTACCGTTACCCTGTACTTGTGTGACTGCACCGTAAGAACCACCATCTACTTTTTGCCAAACAGTTCCATTAAAGATAGCCCAGTCACCGACTTGCCAGTTTGTGATGCCGTTAAGGTTGGTATTACCAGCAACAGAGACAACGTAATATTGATTAGCAGTGCCAACAGACGATACAAGAATAGGCACGTTTGCATTAGCATCCCATGTGCCTTTGTAAACTGGACCTCCCGCTGACGCTGTTATAGCTACTGTTTTTAACATTAGTCACCATCCCCTGGGGTTATGTAAATAGTTGCAGTTGAAGATGTTGCATTTGCTGAAAAATACGAATTAGGAGCAAACGTAATAATCTCGTCTGTACCTGGCAATAATGGCAAACAATTATTCTGCGTGGTTGTCGGCACAACAGCTCCAGACGCTGCCTGTGCTGAAGTCATGCCGTATCCAAGAATAACGGTTACAGTCCCGCTATTGATAATCCTGTACTGACTGCCACCTAACGTACTAGAAGGCACGTTAACAGGCGTAGAAGCCGTTGTAGTGGCAGATATAACGACTGTGTTACCGCAGGGGGCAAATGGGGCGCTTACACTCATGATAGAACAACCTCATTCCAAGTTTTTGTTGATTCATCCCACGCATATACTTTTCCATCTGTGGGCATAGGTATTGGTGGTGTCCACAACCAACTTGGCGCACCAACAGTCCAGCTTTCACAAGAAACATTATTCTTATCTAATGGTCTTGGCGCATAAAATACATCATTTGTTTTGTCGTAAGTGTAACCAATACCAGCGTAATTAGCCCTAAGAGCTTGACCTCCATCTGGTTGTCCATCAACGCCATAGTGAATTCCGCCTCTGGTGTTATAAGAAGTTTGAACCCATAAAACAGGGTCGCCTAAAACTCCAGTATCTATAAAGTCTTGTTCTGCAACAATCACTTCTTTAACTATTTCATTTTCTACTTTTGCAAAATGCGTCATGTTTATTCCTTATTGATGAACTAAAGACCCAGAAGTGGTAAATGTATGAATTGTGTTGCCACCAGAAGACGTAACTGTTCCACCAGTAAATTTTTGTGAACCTGGGTAAGAAATGATTACAACGCCTGAGCCACCAGAACCTCCAGTAGATGTAGTAGGATTTCCACCTCCAGTAGCACAAGCACCACCACCACCCGCACCCAAATTAGGTGTTCCATTTCCTCCGTTTGCAGAACCAGAACCTGCGCCACCACCACCAGTTCCTCCAGAACCTGGACTTGTTCCTTGAGGTGTCCGTGATCCACCACCTCCGCCACCCGCATATGTTACGGATGTTCCTGAAATAGAAGATGCACTTCCATTGCCTCCAGAACCTGAAGTATTACCAGAGTTTGCACTACCTGCGGCTCCTGCACCACCACCACCTCCAGTAACATAATCAATAGCACCAGAAGTTGCATTACCACCATTGTTACCTTGCCCTGAAGTACCTGTTCCTCCAGAATGCCCTACTGAATATGTTGTACCCGCACCTCCACCAGAACCTCCGTTAGCACCTGTCCAGGTTACTGCACCTCCACCTCCACCACCACCAACGGAAGCAGTAAAAGAACCAATTTGTGAATTACTTCCATTACTACCAGTATCTAAAGTTGCGCCTGTTGCACCCGCACCTCCTGCTCCAACAATAACTGTATAAGATAAAGTTGGATTAAGAGAATAAGTACCCGTTTGTAATCCGCCCGCGCCACCGCCACCGTAACTAGCCGCCCCGCCTCCTGCCACTACTAAATAAGAAGCAGAAACAGACGCGCCGCCACTTGTCCAACCAAATGCGGCAAGTGCGGCGGCTCCAATTTTAGATAAACGTGGCATTGTTAATCCTTAAAACTGAGTTTGCGTAGCCAACACAGTGTAATTAGTGCCAGTAGATTTAATAACAACATAAGTGTACCCATCAATACCATTAGAATTTCCTTTGGTTGGAGCCGTACCACCTTGCCAATAAGGTGTAACTGTATTGCCATCTATTTGAACCAAAGAATTGTAGTAAGCAGTGTTTCCTTGAGTTGCCAATAACGTCATAGACACAGAAGTGTTATTAGGAATAGCATTAGCAAATGTTGTTGTTGAATTTCCTCTAATATTTACTGTAAAGTTTCCAGCAGCATTAGATGTGCAATACAAAATTGCCGAATTAAGAAAATCTAAATTAAGTGTTGCGTTAGCCGCAGTAGATGTCACATTAGTTGGCTCTTGAATGGTTGTGATTGTGACATTGGAATATGAACCACTAGCAGCGTTTTGTATAAGTGGATTTGCTAACGTAAGATTACCTACGCTAGTTGTTGTGGCGTTGCCTACAATCGTTGTGTTACCAAGCGTAAACAAGTTACCTGTAACAGTAGCGTTGACAGAGCCACCGACAATCGTGACGTTAGCAAGCGTCAGGTTACCAACAGAGGTAGTGGTATTACCCAAACCAACACTGGCATTACCAAGGGTAGCCACCGTGTTAAAGTTGGCATCCAGTTGCGACAACGGTATTGACGTTGACGCATTTGCAAAAACATAAGGTACACCAGACATATTAGAACCTCACTCTTAATTCGTGTTCAAACTCAAACGTATTTACTACAAACCCTGCGTTATTAGAAGTCATTGTCAATCCTAAATACTTACCGTATTGTGACGCATCTGACTTGTACAAGAAATAACCAGACTCAAATAACCAACCAATTATTGCCCCAGAATTGTTGGTCCAGGTTATAACATTTCCACTGTTGTTATACCAACCAACACCCCCGTTTGTCAAGACATAAGGCGCAGTAGACCCTGATTCAGAATCCACTGTAACATTAAGATTACCGCCCTGTGTTAACGTTGCCTCTACCCCAAATTTTAACGCTTGCTTGGTCCTTATGGGGTCTCCCATGTCTTGCAAAGCAGTCTGAATGTAGCTTGAAATAGACGCTGTCGTACTGTTATAGAACTGATATAGGCTATTAGACGTATTTGTACCGTAAAGGTTTACTTTACCGCCCACAGGAGCAGACGCAACATATTGAATCTGTCCCTGATATGTGATAAACCATTTTTTCTCAAAAAATACGGCTTGTATATACCTGGAACCACCAAATCCATAAGGACAAGAAGCATTTACATAGAAATTAAACACTGCACACAAAATATTGTTAAGCAGAGCCTGTCCAGCCGTCACAGGCTTGGTAAAGTCTATGTAAGGGAAAATACCGTCTAGTGGGTCACTAATCTTGGTGGTCGTAGAACCGACAAGGGCGTATACACCATAGTCGTTCATGAACAAAACAGACCTGAAATACGGGAATATGGCGTAAATACGTTTAGAACCTATAGACGCAGATACGTTGGTATTGGTAAATACGGTACTTCCTGTAGAAGTTACCTGTAAGTTACTGAAAACGTTGATACTATCGTCACCAAAGATGTACAAGAAGTTATTAGCTGACAATAAAGCCTGAATGTTGTTGTGCAATGTTGAATCTTGAAGATTGAACGCCACAGAAGACACAGAACTAAAGTCTGTAGGGCTTACCGCACTAGAAGCATAGACTGTACGACCCGCAGCTACCCAAACACGCCCTGAGAATGTGGCTACATCCACAATTCCATTGGTATTGACAATAGCAGTAGCGGTAGCGTTAGCAGAGACGCTGCCAGAATACCCCGCAGCAAAGCTCACAGTAGGCGCAGAAGTGTATCCAGAGCCTGGATTGTTCATAATAACTTGGGTTACCACGTTACCCAAGACAATAGCCGTGCCGTTAGCGCCTGTACCGCCTCCACCTGAGAATGTGACGTAAAAAGACCCGCTAGAACCGTATCCAAACCCGCCAGAAGTAACTTCTACCGCTACAGTGCCAGTTGCAAACGTAGTTAGCTCGGTAATGGCGTTAGCACCTGTACCGTTCCCGCCCTTGATGGTAACTGTAGGAGGTGATGTGTACCCAGAACCTGCATTTGTAAGCGATATTGAACTAACTGTATTAGCCGTAGAAATCGTAGCCACCGCAGTAGCCTGTATACCGCCTGTCTGATTAGGTGCACCTATAACAACGTCTGGGGCAACCGTGTAACCTGAACCTGGGTTGGTCAATGCTATAACGCCCACAGAACCTATGGCAACTAAATTACCTCCATCCCACTCAAAAAGACCTTTTGACGGGTCTCCGATAAATAAATTGGTGTTTTGCCACTGAGCTGCGCTAACGCCAGAGCCAGAAAACGTCCCCGCAGACGCAATATTGCCTGAAGTCTGGGCGGTCAAATCATAATATTGCATTGCACCATTAGATTCAGATGCAACTATGTAATCGTCCGTAATATTGGCGCTTGTCAAATAAGTGACAGCATTGGAAAAGACAACCGTATTGCCTGACGAGTTATTGACAGTTGTAGATTGAGGCGTAATACGCAAATTACCCGAACCAACGGGCATGGCGTTCTCTAACCAGTAAAACTCATCTTTTTCGATTGCTGTGCGGTTGGCTTTGGTGTCAATTCCCTTGAATTGCTTGATAACCGCATAGCTTTTCTTTTGCTCTGCTGCTGCCATTCCTAACCTCCACTACTATAGGGGTTTGGAATCCTTCTTGTATAAGTGCTATTTAAGACATTCAGGACGTGCTTGTTGTATTCCTGTTTAAATATCTCAGCTTCACCGTAAGATTGTTCGTAAAACTTAGCTTTGTAGGCTGCGTAATACTGGGCACAGGTTGACCAGGGGTCTAATATCTGGTCTACGGCTGTTGGTGTACTCAAAGACAAAGCTGTCGGCAAAATGACAGTATCTAACTCAATATAGTAAGATTGGTCAGGTATAGGCGCAATATAAATCTGTTGTTGCCCGTATACAGAGAAACAAATAGGTCTGCCTATGTAATTTTGCCAATAACGTAATTGAGCTGTGAAGTCAGACCAAGGCAGATAACGCATAGGTATACGACTGTTACCCCAGTATAAATTAATACCAAGGATGTCAATCGTATTAATTGCGTTAGGCAATGACTGGAAGGGAATAATCTCAGCGTTTTGCACAAAGAGCAAAGTTGCTGTACCGTCTGCAAAAGCAGTAGATGGGGGAAAAACATTAGAGCCAGTAGGGTACGGAGGCGCTGATGAGCCAGAAGTTCCAGAAGTCTGGTACTGGTAAATGTAGACGTTGCTAAAAACATATTGCCCCGCAGTCACAGCAGTGTTTGCCACCCACGGAGTTGCAGGTGTTTGATTTGTGTTTGTGCTGTTGTACGGGTTAGAAGATGCAATAGGCGTGGACGTAGTTTGCACTGTCCGCAAACATCCTGTGTCTCTAACTAATCTTTCTCTAGCCTCGTTAATGTAATTTGTTAACTGAGACTGCGACCAAAAGTTATTGTTGGAGTCATGCAACAGATTTTCAACTTGATAAAGGTAATCATTGAGCGTTGGCATGAAGCATCCATAGTTAAGCTACCCGTCTTTCAGAGGATTTCCCCCCAACGGATTTTTCAACCCGAAGGGGTACAACTCCTACAGCCGAGGGTAACGAGCTGTTTTTTCCTGGCTTC